ATTTACCATCAATCGTGTATAATCTATTTGGTCTTGGCATTTTATTATATGAAAAAAAAAATACATTTGTAATAATAAATGACAGACCAAGAACATTACATAATACTTGTTGTTGATGATAAAGAATATATATGTAATAATACTAATGAATTAATTTCTTGTATTCAATCTAACACTGAATATGTATCGCGTGAAATAAGATTTTTTAAAAATAGAGAATATGATGAACAAATTTCAAAAAGATTCAATAAAAATTATGATATATATAATAAATGAAACATAAGTTAACAAAAACTTTTTATTATCAGTATGGAAATCAGTACTCATCGCAAGTTGATTTTTTTACTACTACAAGACCTGCTGACATATTAACAGAATCCGCGTCTATATATATCAATATTCCTTTCAAAGTGAAAATGATTCATATTAAAAATATTACATATACTGCAGGACAAAATGGAGGACAAGGTAATGCAAATTTAAGTAACTATATTACATTCACGAGTTCACTAGTTGGAAACAGACCTGTTGGAATGATTCACAGAGATTCTCAATTTAGTATGACGACAATGCAAGATATTGAGCATACTTTTCAAATACCGGCACTAATTAATGGGTATTATACTTTTCCTTTTTTTTCAAATGATGGCACAAATGAGTTCTGGAGTTTGACTAATACTATATATCCTTATTACTATGTTGAAACAATAAATCCTGAACCGTTTTTACCTGATTACAATTATTGGTTTGACGCTTTTAGTATAACTATTGAATTTCATGGAGAAGAATAAATATTTTAAATCTTGTGTTAACATAAAATGAAACAAACGCAAGTATTTTATTTAACATTTATCGCTGGACAATCATCTACGTCAAAAAGCATTAGTGTGCCTTTCAAAGTTAAAACTTTACATTCAAAAGCATTTTCAATAACAAGTGGGGACACTGCTATCACTGGTGAATATGTAACGATTGAATCTGACCTTGTTAACAATTATGCCCCATTGGGTACCACTTATAATAATAGTTCATTTAGTGCGGGAACTATTCAAGATATTGAAAATCAATTTTGGAATCCACAAGATATTCAGGGTGTATATAATTTTAGACTAAAGAAATCTAACGGAAGTTTATATAATGCATCAACTAATAATGATAAAATGGCTTTGATAATTGAATTCAATAGTCCTGATGAACTTGATACTCAATAATTAATTATTTTAAAACCAAATCGCGGTTTTAAATAAATGTCATTGATAGATAAATCTTTAACTAACCCTGTAGTCGTTAATTTTAATTCAAAAGATAGAGTTTCGGGGTCAAATTCAAATTTTAATTCAGCACCAATTGACCTTGGAAATAACGCTTTTGATACAGTTTGTCTTATACAAGCATCTATTCCTAAGTCCTTTTATAACGTTCCAAGCGGATATAACACATTTGTGTTGCGTGAATCAGACGGATTTACAACGACAAATACAACGATAACAATTCCTCCTGGTTCTTATACCCGTATCAATTTACAAAGTGTTCTTTCCACTATCTTAACAAATGCCAGTCCAGATGGATTGACATACACTATAACTTATCCGGCGTCAACTGCTGCCGATACTTTCCATTATACTTTTAATGTTGATGTTGGAAGCGCTTACGATATCTCTTTTATTTTAACTGACAGAAGTCCATATCGTCAATTGGGATTAGAAATAGGAACGTATACGTTTATAGACACTAGTTTAACGAATTCCGCATTAGAAAGCGTCAATGCCATCAATTTATCATATATTCTACGAGCATTCATAAAAAGCAACCTTGTTGCTGATGCTACAGATTCTATCTTAGAGGAATTGTTAAATTTTGGTTCGTTTCCATCAAATAGTGTCATGAGTTATCAACAAGTGAATTTTGATATGAATTCTCGTGCTTTCAATCCTAATAACAAAAACAGTTGGAATTTTGTACTTCAGGATGCCTTCGGACAAGAAATTGATCTGAATGGAATTAGTTGGGCATTTTCTGTGGTCTTTTACCAACGCAATAAAATACACGAGATACACAAGACTGAATTACAGATGTCAAACGAAGAACGTCTCTTCAGAATTGAACAAGAACAACAGAAACTAAATTCTCAAATAAATGAGACCGACCTTGCGACCCCGTCGGAACAAACGACTCAAAGTGGTCTTCTAACAACAACTGTTCCGCTAGGAGAACCAAGTTTAAGTACGATTCAACCATTGTATCCTGTGACATCATTTGGAAATACAACGCTATTTCTGCCAAAATAAAAAAAAAATGTTAAAGACAAAAAAAACAGAAAAAAAATTTCAAAGCGTAAAATAAAAATGGAAAATATTTCTAAAGAACTCAACTATTCCGCCGTGGTAAATAACCACTCATCTATTGTTTATAGAACAGTTTCTCCTCAATCTGGAGGAAATCAAGCGCTTAATGCTGGATCATCTGTCGGACCAACTGAATTTCTAATTCCTCCTAGTTGCTGGATTCCTGAATTGACAAAACTTTCTTTTGACATTTCAATCGCAACACCTGTGTTAGCCACAATGGGAAATAAACTTAATGCTAATCTTTTAACTTGTATTGATAGAATTACAGTTTATGATACTGCGACATCTAATTTACTATTAGACTGTTCTAATTTTCATAAATATGCATCTCTTGTAACCCCTGCATCTACTCACATAAGTGATTTTTTAACTAAACCTGCTAAAGGAACTGGAGTTGCAGTCCCTGTTGATTTGGCAGCTGGAGCACCACTACCTCTTGAAGATATTTCAAGAAATTTGGATACTACTAATCTACAGGCTGTTGCTACAGATATGGTTCCTTTCTGTAACACAGGAAGAAAACAATTTTATATTAGTGCATTGGGTTCTAATACTTATGTTAGTGTTAATATTCCTTTCTCTGCTTTTAAACTAACGGCATTAGCATCTGATAAAATTTGGTATAGTCCAAGTTCTCTGGTCGTGCAGGTTTATTGGTCAGGAAGTAATAATTTTGCTTTTGCAACAACAGGTCTTGCAAGTATGACTGCAGATATACTCCCTGTTGTAACACCTATTATCGTAAGCCCAAAATTGTATCTTGCCAATGAGGGAAATCTAGCTATCGTAAGTCAGGTAATTAATAAGGTTATGAGTGGGGGTGGAATTCAGTTGCCTATTGCCTACCCAACCGTGGTTAATTCAACGGTTGGTGCAAATTCCGCTACTAATATCTCATTTCAATACCAGTTGACTCGTGGCTATGGAAACAGAATTATCGCTCTCATAACAGCCCCGTTTAGTAACGCGGCTGGAATAAATCAATCAAATTATCACCCTCGTTATGTGACTAATAACTATAACACATTTTTAAACAATGTAGCCATAAAATTCCCAAGTGGATTTGTTGGTGCGTCTTCTACTTTACCTGCGACAGACTATGCTCTTGGAAACGAGACGTATTTAGCTAAATCAGTGATTCAAAATATTTCTGAATACGCTAATGCCGAATGGTTACATATAGATGGTTTCTTTGGAAACAAACCAATTCACGAAATTGATCAACATGAAATTGATGGTCTGGATGTAACGGCTCAATCATCAACTTGGCAATGGGTTGCTGACGTCACTGGAGTTGCAACTGGATATAGAGTTTTCACCGTTATTGTCGGTCAAAAGACTATGTCTCTTACTGCTCAAGGAGTTACAGTTCAATAAATATTTAAGAATCTCATTTTATTATAAGTATAATAATAAAATGCAAGAAGTTGATCTTCCATATTGTCAGAGTATTGAAAAATATAATGTAGATGAATCAAATTATAAAAACTTTTGTTTTCCTGATGAATTTCTATTAGGAATATATGATATTGTTAAATTTACAAAAGAATTATGTGAAAGAGAGAATATAGAATATTTTATAGATGGAGGAACTATGCTTGGATGCGTGAGAGATGGAGGTCAAATCCTTTATGATAATGATGCTGATTTTGGAGTTACACCTAATAACTTTAATAAATTATTATCTTTTAAAAATGAGTTTGAAAAACAAAATTATAGAGTTATATCATATGATGATAAAATTCAAATTATGAATAAAAATTTATATTTAATTCAGGGTCAGGACCAAAAATACAAAAATGTGCAGTTAAGAAATTATGCTGGGTTAGATATTCTTGTATATAAACCAGTCAAAGATGGTCTTTTTACAAAATATGTAATTAAAAACAAACAATTTCGTTTAGAATACCCACATTCTTGGCATTATAAAAATCATCTATACCCTCTCAAAGATTATACTTATCGTTGTCTGGATGCGGAACCTCTGATTTTAAAAGGACCAAATAATCCTAAAAATTATTTAGATGGGACTTATCCTGGTTGGGAGACAAAAAAGATTTATGATCATAAAACCTATGTCATTCAATAATCAACTTCTAAGTCTAGCACTTTGTTGAAATTTTTGCGGTATGTCTGATTTTTCATATCAACATAGAGAAAGCAATACGGGTCACGTGTTGCGAAATCGTAAATATCCATAAACTTTTCCTCGTCTATGGAAAGGTCTAACATTCTATATATATGCTCTAACTTATCTCTTGTCATTGAACGGAAACATATAAAATATGATAACTGCTTGAGGGTTTGGGGCAAAAGATCATTCATATATTGCGAACTGATATAGACTGCTGCCTTAAAATGTCTACTTTTCTTACACAAAGAAAGCAGTGCTGGATTTTTCAACTCGTTAGAAATATCGTCCAGGACAAATATATGTTCTGGTGCTAATTTCTTTGGTTTATATTCCTTCTTCTTTTTATCCTCTGGTATTTCAAAAAGCATTTTTATCGGTTGAACGACTTTTTGCCCATCATCTTTTTTGGGTTCATCAACTTGCGATAAATCGGTTACGATTTCATCTAACAAATTTGTCTTCCCTTCCATCATGCTATCAAAACAGTTCACTGTGCATCCTCTGGTTTCTAGCATCTCAATGATCTGTTTCCAACTAGGGTCAATGCGGTAGGTCGGGCAAAAAATCCATATTGTCGTTTTCTTACTTGATGTCCGTTTTAAAATTTCTGCAAGAACACTTGTTTTGCCGCTTTTTCGTCTTGCACATAAATATGTGACATTATATATTTCACTGAACAGTTGCCCTCCTTTAATCTTACTAATGTCAGTATTATCGGCATTAACTAGGGGTTTAACTACGATGTTGTTCAAATGTTTTTCTCGTATCATTTTTATTATAGGCGATTTTTTTTTAGAATTTTAACTTTACATTCGTTGCCATGGTAGAAATACGGTTCAGATGCGAGTTATAATTGAAACTTTCTTTTAGTTTCTTATTTTCCTCTTCAAATTTCTTGAGCTGCTCCTTTAGTTCTTGTTCACGTATTTGTTCCTGTTTTTCCAAATACAGTTTTGTTTGTGTTCGTTCCTCCTTGATTTCTGGGTCTTCTTCTATCACAAATTCTACATCATCTTCGCTTGTATCATCATCTACGATTGGTGTCAAAATAGCGACTTTGCCCTTGGTTTCCTCCTTCAATTTCTTATTTTCCAATATTTGCTGGTAGACTCTTGACTTTTGCAAATTCTGTAATCCTGTTTCTCCTCGCTTATCAACAGTGCCCTTTTTCGTAAGTCTTTCCCCCTTTTCATTTCGTAGAACCTCCTTTTTGGGGCGACCCATCTTCTTACGAGGAATTACATCATTTTTCAGTTCGTTTTTCAACAAATTTTTTTTAAGTTGGTTTGTGGGTTCAGGTTTTTTTTCACAGGTTTCTGTTTGATTCGGGATTGTGTCATCCGATTTTTTTTGCAAATCCTCAATATCAGGGATTGCGTCTTTAACAACAGGCGTTTTTCTTGTCATTTTTATTAATTGAAAATATTTTTTTAAAACGTCAAAAAAACAATACAAAATTTTAAAAAATCTTTTATTTTAATAAAAATGGACAGAGACGAAAAACCCTATTTTGACAATTTATCTAAACTCTCGTTAGATGAGATTAGGAAAATTTTTGAGAATCTCAAGCATATCGGCATGTCAGATGATGAAATTGAAAAATATGCCATTGATTATTATAATTTTTTTAAAGTACGAAGTCAAGAAGAAAAGAAAGTTGAACAGTCAGGAACTATATTTATCGGCGAAAAAGAATAAAAATTATGCATGGTAATCTCTGTGTTTATAGAATACGGCGGTATATCTATTTCCTTCAAAAGATTCCACCCAATGAGTTTTTTTTCCTCCGTCAAATTTCAAAAACTTATACTTTATATCGTGCTTCTCGCCTTCTATATTTAATTCGCCTCCGCTATAATCTCCAAAACCTAAGATATAACTTTCACCTACATTTCCCTTATCTTTGTGTGGTTGACAAAGAAAATTCTTATTTATCGTTATTGAACTAAATACGAATTCAGGGTCATAAGATTGCATTAATTCTTTTAGTTTTTCATATAACTCGGGATTTTCTTTTGTCCCTGCCGAAAGACCGAATTCTCTATTTATAAACCATTTGCGATATCCTAATATCATGCTTTTAGGACGTTTCCCCTTATTGATAGTTTTACGAATTCCCGAACTACGAAATTTCATTTTTCCAAATAAATCTGTTATTTCATCCATTACAGAATCATCTACTTTTTTTTGATATTCTCCTGTCATTTATAAAAATTAAACATATTTAAAAAAAATCTATATTGATATATATTAAAATGTACGACTCTAATCACTTAACCTATACCATTGACCTTGATTATGTAAATGTTGAAATTATTCAAAATTATATATCCGTCTTGAATCTCCTTATTGAAATTGAAAACAAGAAAAAGATTCAAAAAAGCACTAAAAAAGTCAAAATTGCAGATTTATTAACTGTTGCGAAAAATGATGATGATAACGATGATGTCAGCCTGCAAACACAGGCGGAAAATCCTCCTAGCGAACAATCCGAAGACAGAGACTTATCAAACATGACTAAGGCAGAAATTTCCGCCTTGTGTAAGGCAAAAAACATCAAAGTTCTTGTCAAGGACTCAAAAAATGACCTCATCAAAAAGTTATCAGCTTGAACGTGCTTAATTTTTATACACCTTTGTGTATCAAAATTATAACTCTAGTTTCATTATTATGCTTTTCTCCATCTTTTGATTACTCCTATACAAACGACTATTCTCTATCATCTTTTCCTTATTCTTATCATAATAATCCCGAAAATATTGCTTGTGTTTCCTATTATAACGCTCCTTTCTTTTACGACTTAAATACTTACGCAATTCACTCATGTCTTTGAATTTTGATAAATCTTCTTCACTCAGATTGTTCAACTTTATACTCTCCAAAGTTCTCGCTAGTTTTATGTCTGATAGTTTCATTTCGTTTAAGGTTTATTTTTTCGGAATACGTCTTTAGACCATTTTTTTTTTCAAAAATAAATCAATTTTTTATACGCGTGGCAAAAAAACTCTCGTTATGCCTTTTTCTCGTAATCTGGTTATTGATTCTGCCGCTGACATATTTCTATAATTTTTTACTTTCATTTCTGCTAGATACACTTTACGTGCGTCATTAGTTGCTTTCTCAACTGGAATACTTTTAAACTTTGACAATACAACAGCACTCGACGCTGCTGCAATTTGAGATTGTTTAGTTTTTCCTACCTTGGAACCTTTTTGAATTCCAGCTGCAAAGCCGGCACGCAACCCTTTCTTAAAACATACACCCGCATTCTCACGGGTATTATTTCCTCTTAATGGTTTATCACTGCAAATTCGTGGCATTTATTTATCATCAAGATTTTAATCACTTTCTATTATATATTCATGTTCCATATTTATTTGTTCTATACGCATTCTTAATACTTTGTCTACTTGCTTTTTCCAAGATATATGCTTATTCAATTTTTCGGCGAGTAAGATTCCTTTTATCTTGAATCGTACTGCAGGATTTGTTCGTTTACTTATGATTGTATTCATTTATTTAATAAAATCTAAGTATTTTTTTCAATAACAGTGACAGTGAACGAAACCGGTCTATTATATTCACCTTTCACATAACTAAGATAATTCTGTTTTTTAATTGGAATATCATCGTGTTCAATACGCGCCATTTCTGTAGCATTAACATTTATTTTACTACAGACTTCACACTTCTTCTTATGTAATTTGATAGATAAAATTCGCTTTGATTCAGCACCAGTTGCTGTAAATCCACATGATAAAGTTCTAAAACTTTGATAGTCATCATTAACAACTTGGAGTTTCATTTTGTAATAATATGCATATTACAAAAATAAACGTAGAAAAAATCAATTTTTTTGGATTTAAAGACTGGGGGAGCGGGGGAGGTTCATTCCCAAAATTTGCCTCGGGAACATGTATTTTATTTATATCAAATTTTGGGAATGAACCTCCCCCGCTCCCCCAGTCTTTAAACTATTTACATATCAGGAATATTATTATGTATATCATCATTTGTATTCGAAATTCGTTTACATTTATATTTCATGTTTCCATGTGATTTAACCTTATCACATGAATCCATCATAAATTTGGAAAATTTATTTACTGACATGCAATCACCTGTTATATTTTGATATTCTGTTTGTAAAGTATTTTGACCAATACGTCCATTTTCGTCTTTTTCATAATTTCTTAAGAACCATTGTAAAACAGGATTTTGTTCAGATAGATATCGTTGGGTGTCTTCGATGACTCTTTTACTTGTAATAAATTTACCTTTGTTTTGAATCCAAGTATCAACTAAAATCCATAATAGACCATTTCTATATGATGGATTATTTGTCATTTCGGTTTTTAAATTAACATCTCCATAACGCTCGTTAGGTTTCAATTCTTGACCATTGTTAGTAACAAATTCATAGGGAAATGAATAATTTACTATTCTTCTTTTAATAGCAGCATCAACGTCTCCGCTAAAAGCTAAACAAATATTTGTGTGGAACAATGTAGTGTATTTAGGTAAAAAAGTAAATTTATCCTTTCCTAAAAATCTAACAGATATAGGGTCTCTACCTGTATGTTTTTTAATTTGATTTGATATGAATTTTCCGTGTTCATCAGGTTCAGAAGCAAACATACATCTAGAAAATTGACAAGATGCAATATCACTGTTTGCTCTATTTGAATCTTTTTCATATGATGTAAATTGTCCCATGTCAACCGTTCCGAAATAATTCCCAAGTACTAATCTAAGATTTTCTGCGATACAACCCTTGGAATTACCCCCGGTTCCTGTCATTAGAAAACATTTTTCATTTATATTTTGACCATAAATATAACAAGAAAGCAATGATAATAAACAATTGAAATCATCATCTGTTTCAACACAAGTTCTTAAAAATTTTTTAACTAAATCAATATCATTTTGTTGTCTTTGCGGTAAACTATAACCACAATGAATAAAAATTTTGTCTTCCTTTTCAATTTGTCTAACTTCTCCATTTTTGTTAAGGTCAATGAGATAACCATCACTAAATGCGAATAAAGCTGGATTTGATTCAAACTTTTGAAAAATGTCATTAGTTTCAGTTACTAAAGATTGTAATTGTTGAATAATTCCTGATGCGAATTTACTCATACCAACTTTTTTGTAAGTGCTATGAATTAATTTGAAGAAATTTTCTTGGTCTTTATTATTGCTATCATAACTTTTCATGTATTCTAACATATATTGTTTAATATGTCCTGAAAAAAAATCACATATTGGATAGATTAAACTTTTATCATTTTGTTTAGAATTCCAGAATCTAGTTTTTTTATCAAAAATTGTCCAGTTATGAGAAGTTGTATAGAAAATTTCACCTTCACTATACTTTGCAAATAATTCTGCTGCATTCTTATCTGTTGAATTCAAAATAAATTCTTTCACCCAATTCTTGAAGAAACTATTGTATAAAATTTCGTTATCCTCTTTTGCCATTGCTTTCAGGGTGCCAATCGTGACTCCATTTTCTCGTGGTTTGATTCCATCCCATACTTTTCTGCAATCTTCTTCGTCTTTGTAAGAATCTGATTGAGACGACCATTCATTCCACATATCAAAAAATTCATCATCTCCATCCGATATTCCCCATAAAATCCATGCGACTTTTAACCATTCAATTCTATCATCTGCACGAAAAGATTTTAAACACGATAATAATTTTTTGACTTCAATTCGTATTTCATCTAAACTACGGTTATCCACATATTCCTTTTTTTCTTTTTTCTCTTTTTTAACAGGTGCTTTTGGATTATCATATTTTTTTTTGATTTCATTTACAGGACGATGAGAAGGATTAATACTCAAAATTCGTGGTATATTTTTTTCTAAATTTTTAGCATTAAGGTTGATTTGTGCCTCATCTGTATCATAAATTTTATATTCTAATAATCTTTCTGTTACTGTCATTTCTTGTTGTTCGCAATTAAAAATTTTTGAAATTAAATATGGTTTTGAATCAGCAGATTTTGTGCTGCCATAAAGTAACCAAGGTGCGACACACATAGCAGGAATATCCATATCAATAAATTCTTTTGGCATTCCTTCTATCTTTTTCAATTCTTCAGAAATAGAAGGAATTAGAGAATTTTTGATTGTTTCAGTTTTTACATATAAATTTGGAAATTGAATATGTAAACCACCTTTCCATGTATTTTCATTTTTTTGATAAATATCTTTTTCTAAAAGAACAGCATCTAGTTGGATGTCTTTGATTCCAAGATATGTTTTTTTAATTTCTTGTTGACAAACTGTAATTAATGCTTTTACATGGTCTGGATAATAGAATTTATTATCTATCCATAGTTGATTTTCGTATTCGTCTTGCGTCTTTTGAATATCAATATCAATTACAAATTGCGAATAAGGTTGTCTTACTTCAAGAATATGCTTTGAATTTGAATTTACATACTTTACATAAAATTTCTCAATCTTTGTCCCGAAATTGAATTTTCCACTTTGACAATCCATTCCGACATGTGAATAGTTATCATTAGAATAATACTTGTTAATAAACTTTTTTAAACTTTGGTCACTAAAGAGACTTAAAGAATTGGAATCATTGATTAAGACACTGTCATGTTCATTGTTAATAATTTCGGAATTACTAGTCATTTTTCTGCGTTTTTATTAATAATATTCGTGCCTTTAAATATCAAAAAACTTTTCTAAAAAAATCAATTTTCCTGCGTAAAAAAAATTGATTTTTAAAATATAAAAAATATGGGAATCCATAATACGAAAATGGAACAAGAAATTTGGAAAGAATGCGTAGAAAGTAAGCGACGTATATTTAAGATAAGTGATTATGGTAATCTTAAAAGTATATCAAAAGTCAATGGAAAAGAAAAAATATTGAAAGGTAAAATTGAAAACCGTGGAAATGGATATATATCTTATAATATAGATAATAAAACATATAAGTGTCATTTTCTGGTTATTTCAACTTTTACCGGACAAAGACCTGAAGGGATGTTAATAGACCATATTGATAGAGATACACGTAATAATCATATATCTAATCTCCGATATGCAACACCAAAAGAAAACTCAAGAAATAGGCATACATTTAGAGATGATATAATTGGAGATGGTAAGGAAAGAATAAAAATTTTATCAGAAGAACGATTTATATGTGAATGTGGTTCAAATGTAAGAAAGTGTCAAAAATATCAACATCGTAAAACAGAAAAACATAAAAAATATTTAAATACGCTTTAAAAAAAAATTTAATTTTCTTTTTCTAAAGAAACAAGAAAATGTCAGGTGAAATAACAGCTGCGCAGAAAACGGCACTATTAAAGTTGCCAGGATTTAAGGATATTCAAAAGCAATACGCTAAAGAACAAAAGATGGCAGGTTCAGGTAAGAGACGTATGAAAGGTCGGGGTAGTTTCTGGAACGACGTGTATAATTTTTTTGTGGATGCTGGAACTACCGTTAATGACTTCCTAAAAAAAACAAAATTAATATCAAATGTTGCAGGAGCAGTCCTCCCATTATTGGCACCAATGGGAACAGCGTTACTAACCGCGAACCCTCTTGCCGCCGCAGCCTCAGTAGGTGCCGCAAAAGCAGCAGCCGAAGGTATAAAAAGTTTAGGGTATGGTTCTAACGTCGTAATGTCTAAAATGAATGGAAAAGGAATATTTCCTCTTGCTATTAATCCTGCTGGACAGAGAATGCGTGGAGTCAACCCCAAATCAAAAATGCGAGGTGGTGACCCAGTAGACACGTTGGCAAGTGGAATCAGTTATTTGGGAAAATCAATAGGTAGTTTAGCTAAAAACAGTGCAGTTATAAAAAATCTCAAAAAACAAAAAGGTGGTTATAGTTCAGAGGATGCTATGTATATCGCAAGAGCAATCACAGGAAGAGGTGGTTATGGAACAACCAATAATACTGTTGGTGTTAATGGATTGCCACAAAAAGTTTCAGTACCTGCTCATAGTGGCATGATCGGAAATTTGAAAGGTAAAGGCAAAGGAAAACCGGCAAAAATGACAGGAATGGGCGGCACAGAATATGGTTCAATTTCGTCTGAGTTTGGAAACGTGCAATTTTAATTTTTTTCTTTCGTAAAATTAAATGCCAAAAATATTAACAGAAGAACAAATCGGTCAGGGGGTCTTTATGAGACAAGAGGGAGAATTCCCACCAAAAGAAAGAGCACTAATAGCACAAGTCGGTGACGAGAAGGTGACAAAGATAACCCTGTTTCGCTATCCAATTCAATTATCTAAATTCGCCAAGTTCATCGGAGCACTCAAGAATACCGATTATGACAGTTTAATGCACCTAGGTCTCGTGATTAACGGCAAATACCTCACTGAGAAAGATGCTGTATTGAATTTTCAAAAATCAGGAGTACCATCGCAATCAACAGATACTTTAGATGTTCCAGTCGGATTAAAAGAATTTACGATAAATGAAATGATAGATAGAACAAGAAATCGCATGGGCAAGGAAAGGTTTTCAACCTATAAGGCACTTTCATGGAATTGTCAGGACTACTTAAAAAATATGTTAGACGCCAACGGATTATCAACGGCAGAAACTACAAAATTCATATTACAAGACCTAGAACAAGTTACGAAAAATCTGCCATCATATGCCAATGCTATATCAAACTTTTATACAGGAGCAAAAGCGTTTATCAACCGACAAATACAAGGTGAAGGTGATTGCCAATGTGGAGGGGGAAGTGAGATGCATAATTTCCAGTTACATCGTGCCAAATGTCAATTCTAAAAGTTATTTAAAGACGTTGGATTATTTAGAAAATGGAAGAAAATTGGAAATTATGTGGTGATTCGCCAAGACGAATTTATGAAGTTAGTAATTATGGAAATGTTAGGTCTATTACAAAAAGCAATAAACTTGTCAATTACATAAAACCTAAAGAACATACAAGTGGTTATCTACGCGTTGTAATAAATAAAAAACACATGCATGTAGCACATCTAGTTGCAAAAAATTTTATCGGTGACCGACCAGAAAAATTTGTAGTAGACCATATAGATAGAAATCGTCATAATAACAGATATGATAATTTACGTTATTGTTCACACCAGTTAAATAATTTGAATAGGTCAAAACCAGGACAAGGGTGGAAATTGTCAGATAAAGAAATAGAGCGACGAAGGAAAAACAATGCAAGAAGATTCGCAACAAAAATAAAATGTGAATGCGGTGTAATTACAGATATGACTCACAAATCTCGTCATATAAAAACACGAAAGCACAGCACCCTATTGACGGCATCTTTTCAAACTAATTAATCTAAATATATTTCATTTCTTATTAAATAAATAATACGAAATGTCAGCGTTTACATCAAATTATTTGGGACTGCATAATTTAACGCAGATAGACACAGATGTTATAACATTAAATGGTATTGATTACACACAGATTTTAGGTGGAGCAACAGGAGCAACTGGATACACAGGATACACAGGATACACAGGATACACAGGACACACAGGATACACAGGATACACAGGATACACAGGATACACAGGATACACAGGATACACAGGATATTCAGGATACACAGGATACACAGGATACACAGGATACACAGGATACACAGGATACACAGGAAGAATAGGATACACAGGATACACAGGATACACAGGATACACAGGATACACAGGATACACAGGATACACAGGAAGAATAGGATACACAGGATACACAGGATACACAGGATACACAGGATACACAGGATACACAGGATACACCGGATATATATCAGCAACGGGAATTGCTTATTCAAATTATCCATATTGGGATGAAACAGCAAAAGCGTGGAAATCAGAAAATGGAACAAAAGTTCATCTTGGAGCAAGTGCTGGACTTACAACACAAGGAGAGTTTACAGTTGCTGTAGGACAATTCGCAGGAGGTATAAATCAAGGAGGAAGTGCTGTAGGAGTTGGATACGCAGCAGGATATTTTAATCAAGGTCAGGAAGCAGTTGGGATTGGGCAGTTAGCTGGATATAATAATCAGCTACCTTTTTCTGTGGCAATAGGAACATACGCAGGAAATAATACACAAGGAGATTCGTCGATAGCAATTGGTAGAGGAGCAGGAGAAAATAACCAATCCAGTGGTAGTGTCTCAATCGGATACTACGCAGGACGATTTAGTCAGGGTGTCAATTGTGTGGCAATAGGTCTCAATAGTGGATTTTCAGGTCAAGGTTTATATGCTGTAGCCCTTGGAAACTCAGCAGGATATGAGAGTCAGGAAGCCTATTCTGTTGCATTAGGAAACAATTCGGGTTCTTTATATCAAAAAGGAAATTCAATAGCAATTGGCTCATTATCTGGATTTAATAAACAAGGAGGAACTAGTGTTTCAGGAGGATTTTCAATAGCAATGGGATATGAATCTGCTTTTGAGAGTCAGGAAGCCTATTCTGTAGCAATCGGAATTAGGTCTGGTAGAAATAATCAAAAAACTGGAAGTGTGTCAGTAGGCTGGAATGCTGGGAGAACTAATCAAGATGGTTATTCGGTGGCGATAGGGACAGACTCAGGGAGCGATAATCAATCCGCACGTTGTGTTTCAATCGGATATCAATCAGGATTTACAGCACAGAGATTTCAATGCACCGCAATCGGAGAAAGAGCGGGTATGACTAACCAAGCAACTGGGGCTACAGCAGTCGGGTCGGTTGCTGGAGGACTTAATCAAGGTCAATTTGGGACAGCAGTAGGACGTGTCGCAGGGTCTATTTCACAAGGAGCATATGCCATAGCAGTCGGAGCTTTTGCTGGTTATTTTAATCAAGCATCTGGAGCCATTTCAATGGGAGCAGAGGCGGGAAATACAAATCAAGCAATAAACGCATTAGCGATAGGATACCAAGCAGGTAACAATGGACAAGCCAGCGGAAGCATAGGTGTTGGATATCAAGCAGGAATGACAAACCAAGCAGTAAATGCGATAGCAATAGGCTTTCAAGCAGGGCATTTCGGGCAAGCATCTGGATGTGTAGCAATTGGATTTCAAGCAGGACGAACAGGGCAAAAAATAAATTCGGTCGCAATAGGAACTGACTCTGGAGAACAATTTCAAGCCAGTGGATGTGTAAGTATCGGATTTCAAGCAGGTCAATCAAATCAAAATATCTATGCTACGGCAATTGGATATAACGCAGGACAGAGAGGGCAAGGGAGTGGTGCTGTTGCGATAGGGCTTACTGCGGGTCAATATACACAGGGTGAAAGTGCTATAGCAATTGGAAATACTTCTGGGTTTGATTCACAAAGTCCAAATGCTGTGGCTATAGGTAATGGAGCGGGAGGTAATTCGCAGAGGTCTGGTGCTGTGGCTATAGGTTTTAATGCTGGTTATTTAACACAAGGTCTTTATGCAACAGCAATAGGAATCAATAGTGCTGTTTATTCACAGGGTTTTGAGTCAGTGGCAATAGGTAATGGTGCCGCTCAGTGGTTTCAATCTCAATATTCCGTGGCAATTGGTTCACTTGCTGCCCAAACTAATCAAGGTGCGTTAGCAGTTGCTATCGGTTATCTTGCTGGTGCAACGGGACAGGGAAATTACGCTATAGCAATTGGAAGTGAAGCAGGAGAGTTTGGTGCCAGAATTGATAGCATAAATATTGGCAGAAACACAGGTAATTTCCAACCTGGAACATTAAGTGTGAATATAGGACGAGACGCAGGTTACACTAACGTAGCGACGGGGTGTGTAAATATAGGATGGCAAGCAGGCGCTTTTCAACCATCAACCCATTGTGTAGCAATCGGTTCTCAAGCAGGGAGAACTGGAGCCAGACAATATTCCACATCAGTAGGATATCTTGCGGGGGAAGTTAATATGGGCTCTCAAGCAGTGGCTATAGGTTATAATTGTCAAGCAACGGGACATTATGGGATAGCAATTGGGAATAATGCGAAAGCAAGTGCTTATAATTCTATTTCAATAGGTTCAAACACGTGTGATAAAACTGGTTCAATATGTATATCAAATACAGGGACAGTAACGGCAACACAAAATGCCTGTTATATTAATCCAATACGAGGAACAACTGATACGACACCTGTAATGACATATGATGCTACAAATAAAGAGGTTAGATATAATTCATCATCAGAAAGATATAAAACGAATATAAGACCTGTGATAATTGAATCATCAAAAGTAACATTACTTGAACCAAAATTATATGATGTTAAAGACGATGAATCAAAGAAAGATATATTAGGGTATATAGCAGAGGAGGTTTCAGCAATTGAAAGAGTATTTGCAGGATATAGTTTTACAGATAAAGGAGATGAACAAGCAGAGACAATTGATTGGTTCAAGATTCTAATATACGCGGTAGAGGAGATAAAACAATTAAAAGATAGAATTGAAATTTTAGAAATGAATTTAAATAGTTCTTGATTACTTAATTAGATAATAAACGTGCGAATCTGGTATGTTAACTCTAGTTATTAAATATTCATATTTAGTACCTTTGAAAAATTCATCAGTGGCATCTTTCTGACCTTTCCAATATCCATAGTCATCCAGAATTAAAACGCCGCCTGGAACTAAATATTGGAACATGGTTTCAAGTTCTATCTTTGATGAATCATACCAATCTGTGTCAAGGCGAAGAACAGCAATTTTCTCTGGTATATAATTTTTATTCAACAATGTTTCTCTAACATCGCCCTTGATAAAATGCAATTTGTATATAGGATAGTTCATTTTATATAAATCATTCATAACAGTTTCTAGAGGACAATAGCACATAGTATTAATATTTCCGACATTATGTCTATTCCATTCATTATAAACTGCTTGAGGCGAGCTTAATCCATTATATATACCCACATCTTTTTCGCCTGGTTCAGTTAAACCTGTAAATGTATCGTACAAATATATATCGCGGGAGATATCATTTCGTTCTTTTAATTTGTTAATCCAGATTTTTTCAATCTTTCCAGTTTGCACGCCGCATTCACAAAGAGCACCTTCTATTCCTGCATTGAGGATGTAATCAATTACTGTATAATCATTCATTTTTTAATTTATATAATACAAACTTTAAATAAAAAATGGACGGAGATACAATATTTATTAAAATATCAAGCCTAGATAATCTAGCGTTAGAAGATATGAGAGACTTTATGAGATGTCTAAAATATATGGGGATGCGAGACGAGGATTTGGATAAGTTATTGAAACGACATTTTGAAAAGATAAAAAAATTACAAGAGAACTCAAACCAAAGTTGACAAAACATTAAATTTAAAAGAAATTGACTCAAACCAAATCAAATTTATGTTTTTTACCGAAATAGATTGACAAAAATGCATTTTTGTTTTAGTTTTGTTCAATCTAAATTGAATTTGATTTGGTTTGAGACAATCTAATTTTAATTTCTTTTTTTGTCCAATTTGGTTTCTTTTTTATATTTTTTATTTTTTATTTTTTTTAATGTATGTAAATAAAATGGATTACTTCAAAAATAAATTACAAGATAACCGTCCTCTACTCGGCAGCAATTCAATCACGACTTATGTTGGTTCGCTAAAGCGTATTCAAAAAGAATGCCCTAACATCCGCCTTGAAAGCATTGGAGATTTCATTAAGCACCACAAAGAGATTGTAGCTAAGTTAGACGAATCTCTGACGCCGATTGTCCGAAAGAGTAAAATCTCTGCTATCGTTTCCTTGATTGACGATACAAATAACAAGAATCATCCTAAGGAATTGGTGGAGGCATTGCAGTATTATAGAAATTCTATGAAAAAAGATATGGCAGTCGTGAAAGAAAGATATCTATCTCAGGAATTAACTGAAAAGCAACAAGCAAATATGATGACCCAAGAGGAGGTCATGAAAATTTACAATCAAATCAAGGCACAGGCATTGCCTTTGTTCAAATTATCAAAGTTGAATCGTGCTCAATTCAATTTAATGCAGTCTTATGTATTACTTTCTTGCTATGTTCTTATCCCTCCTAGGCGTTCTCAGGATTATTCTGATTTCAAGATACGGAATATAGATGAGAATGTTGATAACTATATGACGAATTTTAATAAGAATAAAAAGAAGGGATTGTCGTCTTTCGTATTTAATTCCTACAAAAATTCTAAAAGACTTGGACGACAGGTTATGAATGATATTCCTAAATCTCTTGAGAAAATTATTAATCAATGGATGGAATTTAATAAGAGCGATTATCTACTTGTGAATCTCAAGGGAGAGAAAGTTGACCATTCAAGGATGAATCAATGGTTCAATAATATATTTGAGAAGAACATTGGAACGTCCATGCTTCGACATATCTATGCTACGAATTTGTTAGGAGACGTAGATTTATCTAAACTAAAAGCAATATCCGAAAGTATGTCACACACAGATATAGAAACCACACTTCAATACGCAATGAAAAATAAGGATGCTGTTGAAGAAAAAGAAATTTAAAGACAATGTTATTTATAATTGACAACAGTACATCGTTGTTAATATACAGAACATCGTATATTTCCGGATAATTGTTTTGGACGGACTTGGTGGTAGATGAACTCATTTTCTTTTCTATTCATGCTTAATTTTTTTTTTGTTTTTTATATTATTAGGGTGATATAAAAAAAAACTTGTTATAAGAAATGACTTTGTATGAAAGTTTTAAAAATGATAAGGATGATTTTATTAAGAAATATTTTACATTTGATAATGTATTATGTTGTTTATCAGTGTCAGTTTATGCTGTTGGGTTTTCTATTCTAATCTATAAGTACGTTCACCCTGACTAACGTTTTTTATTCAAGTTGGAGCATGATACAAAAAATGCGTGACAAAGACCATTAGGTTCACAAGGGCAAAAAGGTAATATCTCACTAATAATAAGTGGAACTATAGTAAATAACATTCCCATTAACTGAAATGCGAATTGCGTATTATCTATATCTTGATTTGAAGTGTTATTCATTTTATTATGGGAATCATAATAAAATTTTTATCCAAATGTCTGTTGCCTAGTTAACAATATGTATAGGAACTTATCTTCTTTTTGTAAACATATTTTTGAATGAAATTCACCTATATTCGTAGATGGTGTTACAATCTGATTTTCAACTAGAAATAATACGCTATCTCTTGCTGATGTTTCAATGTGTCTTCTAATTTCAAAAAATAGAATAGAAAAACATTCTTTCTCCTCCACTAGAAATTTACGCTTTTTTACAGCGAAATCATTTCCTATTATTATTACCGGAATTTTAGTTGGATACTTTGATCGAATAATTTCGTAATCACCATGAAGCATATTTATTTATTCAAAGATTAAATGTAACTATCATATTTTTTCATATATGGTAAAATTTCTTTTTCACCTGAACCTGAACCATCAAGTTCTCCATGCTGTTTTTTCATATCCTCAACAAACTGGTCATAACCCGTAATCTCGCTGAACGGTATTCCAATATAGCGTCCTTCTAAAAAGTGGATGCAGTGATAACCACAATTGCTGGTCAACTTTGACTGACGTCTTATCATATTCTGTTTATATTTGAACAATTTACTTGAGTTCATTTTAATCGCTATCTTTCTACAGATATCAATTAAACTCTGTTCTGGCTTGCCTTCGGTGAGCGGGTCAAAATATTCAATGCTAGGATAATCGTCCATGTTATTTATATAAACGCAACGCCAATGTCTCCCGGGTTGGTCTGAATTGTCCGTGTTGATAACGAATCCAAACTGCTTATCTCCTCTCTTAATATACTTCATAAGTTGATCTGTTTCGTCTTTTGCAATAACGGGAATGAAATCGCGAAGGCGTTTTTTTGCGATGGTTTCTATCTCGTCATCGTATAAACCGTCGGAACTTCCATAACCATTTCCCTTAGATTCTGAAACACCTCCGTCATCCTCTCCAATTCTTTCACTTGGATATAGTGTTTGCATTTCATCAAACGTTAATCTTTGTGGTGTTGGTGCTACTCGGTTATTTCTACTTAATGGATTAAAAAATTGTTTTGCTCCAGATTTAATGTTTACTCCACTAGGTGTTTGCAATGCTGGACGAGTTTCCTGTGCTTTTTTTAAAGCACTTTCTAATAGTGGTGTTGAAAGTTCTTGTCCAGGATATTCTCCTCGTACATCCTCCTTTGTGATTTTACCTTTTCTTTGAAATACTCTAGCAATTCTTGTAGCGATTCCACCTTTATTAGGTTTTGGTTTTTTTTCTTCTGTAGGGGGTTCTGGAGATGGTTTAGCAGGAGTTGCTATAGTTGGTTCTGTTGGCAGTTTACTTGAACTTGGTGTGAACTTGGCATCTTTTAATAACAGTTTAGCAAGTTTTTCAACATTGGTGTCATCGGATGCTTTTGCTTGTTCCTCCAGAGTAGGTATCTCTTTTTTGGGTTTGAAAAAGTATATAGGCAATCCACCTGTTTCAGATTTCTGTAATGCAGGTGCAATTTTCTTTTGATAAGACAAGTTCCGTCTTTTCTTTTTGCGAACAACACGTTTGCTTTCGGCGAGTTTAATAATATTTTTGATATTGATTTTAGAGACTTGTTTTTGAGATACGCCAGCAGGTACCTTAACAAAAACTTTTTTTCCGTCTTTTATGTAATAATATTTACCATCAATCGTGTATAATCTATTTGGTCTTGGCATTTTATTATATGAAAAAAAAAATACATTTGTAATAATAAATGACAGACCAAGAACATTACATAATACTTGTTGTTGATGATAAAGAAT